ACTAGCACTCGTAAAATAAAGCGTGCCACCCCCCCATTGTGCCAACGCTAAAGAGCCAGCAGTCGTAACTGTTGCCGTGCCTGCCGTAATTGTGCAAGTACCCGCACCAATGTTTTGAATAAACAAAGTGTCGCCTGCATTAAACAAACTTGTGTTAACCGTGATCGTTGTTGCGCCTGCCGCGTTCATCACAACTCGAGTACCTTTGTCGGCTGCAACCAAAACATAACTAGCGGTCTTGGTGCTGACTGTCCAGTTGTAATCGTTTGCCTGCAAACTGTCCATTTGCGCGGCCGTCAAAATTTGGCCTGCTGTAAAATCTTGTATCGCCATAATGCCTACTTTAACCTAATGCGTTGTCAGCGCTGATGATACCAAACGTCGGGTCGTCAAGTATTAGTTCGTAAACGATCGTGGTTGGCGACGTGTAATAGGTGACGATATGGCCGTTGTTTACGTTGATTGAATGCTCTATGCCCTCGATACTTAATTCTTGGGCTAGTGACGCTGGGTTAGTGCCGGGGGCAAACGATTTCTCAATAGTAATTGTGTCACCTATGTCAATGACGGCTACGGTGTCGCGTTCGGCGCTGCTCAACATGGCAAACGCCGTGTTAAGCGACGTAAAACGCGGCTCAGGGTTGGGGTCAAGTAGGTACGTGGCTAGGTCTAGTGCGGCTGCGTCGTTGTGCAACAAACTGTCGGTTATTGAGTATGTCTGTATAAAGTACGTTGCCTGACTGCCCGTGTCGTCTGCGACCTGTGGGTTGTTGCTACCAAGTATTTGTACGACTGCACGGTTTGTTACTTGGTCGGCTTCGAATGTTATGCCTAGCCCGTTGTACGGTATGTTTGTGCCGTCGTCGTGAAAATCGGCTACCGACGGGTCAAGCGTCGTACCGATACGCGGTTGAAATGTTAGGTCGCCGTCACGCGACATAAATAATCTGCCTTGCTCAGCCTCGTTAATTTTTGAGCAATAACCCAACACGTTTTCACCGTTTGAAATTGTGAAAGCAGCGTCACCGCCGAGCGTCTGAGTGCCTGTAGAAATGTCACGTGCAGCCAACGGAAAATCAACCTCGGGTCGGTCAAGTACGGCTGTTAGTCGAGCGCTAGACAATTCCTCGCTCACGTTGAACTCGTCTAAATATGTTTGTGCCAACAAATAAAAATCGTCTGCACAATAAACCGTCACCGTATCTAAACCACCTAGCGCAAAGTTGTAATCAAAATTAACGATCACGCCCTTAAACAAATATTCTTTGACGTTCGTTGCGCTGTATCGAGACAACCGCACTCGACGCATAGGCGCTAAACCCGGCTTAGCCTCGGCCGTGTCGTAGTACGGGCTGTCCTCATCAAACGGCATAAAAATACCGTCAGTATCCAACATGGTAAATGTCATTGTGCCAGCACTAAATTGGTCGCCCTGATCGCGTCGGCCGCGCCTGACGTTGACTTGGTTTACGCCGTCAAGCACACTCGCAAACTCGGTCGTACCGTCAAGCACGTATTGCGTGTTATCGAGCACACCTGCAACTGGGTCATCAAGCAAAAACGCGTCTTGAACAAACCCCGTGTCAATCTCTAAGTCATAGTTGCCACTAGCGACAACTGCTACGCCTGCCATAACTACTGGGCAATCATTAAATCAAGTGGGCCGTTAGTGCGCTGATACGCCAGCAAACTGTTCAACACGCTCTGCCCGATCTCGGCGCTAGTCGACATACCGCCCGTCACATTGATCGTTACGTCACCTGATTGACGTGCTGCGATACGTTCAGCCATGCCGTATGTTGTGAGTGCGCCTTGAATTGTTACTAGGTCGCCACCGCCACCAACGCCACCACCACCGCCACCAGTACCGCCACCGCCACGGGTGCTACCGCCACCCCCACCGCCACCGCCACCAATGATCGCTGGCACACTTGGAATAGACGCGCCTGCCTCTCGAGCCATACGGTCAGCCGTACGCGTATCAACTGTTACTGCCGTAGCACCGCCACCGCCGCCACCAACACGACCGAGTGATATTTCTGACAATTTTGGTATGTCTTTGAATGGGTTAATCAAATTCATGCCGTCAATTATTTTGTTTGTCATTCTGACGTGCGCGTTTGCAACCATCTCAAAACCTGAAATTAAACCGTTTAACACAAAATTTACGCCGTTGCGAAAACTTTCAAATTTTGTATATAAAAATGTTAAGCCTGTAACAACTGCTGCAATACCAACCGCAATTAATCCAAATGGGTTTAACGCCATAGCGATATTGACTGCCATGATTGCGGCCGCTACTGCTGAGATCGTGCCAGCAATAATCAAAAACGCTTTAGGGTTGCGTTGCGCCCAGTCAGCCATTGCCTGCAAATAGGGCAACACTTTTTGCAACACCGGCAACAATGCCGCGCCGATCGACTCTTGTGTTTCAGCCAAACTGTTTTTTAGTATCTTAAATTTTCCTGCTGCGGTTTCTGCTGATCGTGCGGCCGCGCCACCAAAATTGTCTGCCAACGCCATCATCACGGTGTCGAGTGACGCGCCCTCTTTAATTAGCCCTGCCATTTCAGGCGATAGCGCACGTAGCCCTTTCATGTTGCCTGCATACGCTTTAGCCAACGCGTCGCTGACACTCGCTAAATCTGCACCTGTAGCGATTGCAACGTCTTGAGCCAAAGTGAGTGCCTCAGTTGCCTGCCCAACGTCTTTAGTGCCAGTAAGCAACGCGGCAAACTCTGGTCGCAACTCGCTATCAGCCGTACCCGTCGCCCTCGACATAGCCGCAATCATGTCCTCAGTCGCCGCAACCGTCGCGTCAGTAGCACCAACAACGTTTTGCATAGTGTTAGCCAAAATCGCTTGTTGGTACTAAAAATGTTGGTGAGGCAACTGACGCATTGGCGTTGGCACAAGATATTGCGATCGGTACTGGCACAGATTTACAAACCGTTAGCGATGCGTTAAGTAAAGCGTATGCAGGCAATATGAAAGGTTTGCAGGCGTTATCGCCTGAAATGAAAGGTTTGATCAAAGAAGGTGCGTCGCTCGACACAATAATGTTGGCGTTGTCAGACAACTTTGGTGGCGCAGCCGCCAAATCAGCCGATACCGCAGCAGGCAAATTTAAGATATTAAAAAACAGTTTGGCTGAAACACAAGAGAGCATCGGTGCGGCGTTGCTACCCGTGTTGCAAAAAGTGTTGCCGTATTTGCAGGCAATGGCTGACTGGGCGCAACGCAACCCTAAAGCGTTCATGATTATTGCGGGCGCTATATCGGCAGTCGCAGCCGCGATCGTCGCAGTAAATATTGCTATGGCGTTAAACCCGTTTGGTTTGATTGCCGTTGGTATTGCAGCGCTGGTAACTGGTTTAACTATTGCTTACACAAAATTTGAGACGTTTCGCAACATTGTCAACATTGTGCTTAACGGTCTGATTGCAGGTTTTGAAGTATTTGCTAATTCGTTTATTGGTGCAATCAACTTGATTATTCGTGGCATGAATTTAATTAACCCGTTTACCGATATACCTAGTTTGCCGACAATAAATTTGGGCAGTATTGGTGGCGGTGGCGGTAGTACAAGTGGTGGCGCTGAGACGCGCACGGCTGACCGTATGGCTCGAGAGGCAGGCGCAACGATGCCGGGTTTAGTGTCGCCGATCGTTGGCGGTGGTGGCGCTGGTGGCGGTGGCGGTGGCTCGACTGGTGGCGGCGGTGGCGGTGTTGGTGGCGGCGGCGACCTAGTAACAATTCAAGGCGCGTTGACCGAGTTTGGTATGGCTGAACGTATCGCAGCGCGTGGTAGCGGTGGCGTAACGATTAACGTGACGGGCGGTATCTCGACTAGCGCCGAGATCGGTCAAAGCGTGTTAGATAGTTTGCTCGCCTACCAGCGCGTATCAGGGCCACTTGATTTACAGATAGCGGTCTAATGGCTGGGGTTGCGGTCGTTGCTAGTGGCAACTATGACCTAGAGATTGACACGGGGTTTATGCAAGATGCGTTTTTGCTTGATGACGCGGTGCAAGGCGTATTAGATAACACGACCTATGTGCTTGACGGCACGACACAATACGCGAGCGTGTTAGACGGCATCAATCAAGTGTTTGTGCGTCGAGGGCGACGCGATCAAGGCGACCAGTTTGGTGCTGGCACTATGACGTTTACGATGCTTGACACCGACGGTATCTTTATGCCGTTTGACGAAAACAGCCCGTACTACGACACCGCCGAGGCTAAGCCGGGTTTAGCACCTATGCGGTCGGTGCGACTGTCTCGTTACAGCGCCACAAACGTTAAAGAATATTTATTTGTCGGCAAGATTGTTAACTTTGATTACAATTTTGCGCTCGGCGGTTTGGATACGGTCAG